CAGATAGCCGCCGTCCGCATCGGTGCCCTCGGAGAGCACGTTGTGCAGAGGCATCCTGCCGCGCAGGTGCCTTCCGAAGTCCTCGGCATAAGCGCTGGAGGCACGACCGGCCTTTTCCGGCTTGGCCCCACGGTCCGGAGCCTCGGTGATAGGCGTGTTGACCGGCTTGTTCAGCTCAGCCTCACGAGCATCGCGGCGCTCCATGCGGCGGATCTCATTGGTCAGGTCGTCGAGGTCCTTTTCCATGTTGGCGTAGGTGGCATCGTCCTCAGCGGACAGGATGCCCTTGTCGTTCCTCCGGGTGTCGAGGAAGTTCTCCATCGCGTTCCAGAGGTTTGCACGCTTGGTGCGAAGATCAGTGATAGTCATAATAAAAATCCTCCATTACATGAATTTTTTAATGTCGGCAAGCCGCGCCTTGAGATCGTCAATGGAGCGGCCTTCGGGTTTGGCGGGTTCCGGCTCTGCCTTTTTCGGTTTTGCCTTCTCCGCGAGCTTATTGAACAGGGCATTGGCGACTGCCTTGCCGGAATATGCATAGGCTTCGACCTCTGCGGGAGCCTTTTTGGCATCCTCCAGCAGGCCGTCCGTGAAACCGAGCTCCAGCGCCTTCTTTGCGTTCATCCAAGTTTCCTCATCCATCAGGCGGGAGAGCTTGGCACGGGAGAGGCTGGTCTTGATCTCGTAGGCATTGATGATGCTTTCCTTGACCTCGTTCAGCATTTCAATGGCCTTCTGCATATCCTCGTGGTCTCCGAATGCCACCGTTGCGGGATTGTGGATCATCATCAGCGCCGTGGGTGCCATGAGCACCTTGGTACCGGCCATCGCGATGACGGATGCAGCGGAAGCCGCAATGCCATCGATCTTGACGGTAACGTCGCCTTTGTAATCCATGAGCATGGAATAAATCTGGCTGGCTGCGATGCAGTCGCCACCCGGAGAGTTGATCCAGATGGTGATCGGTCCGCTGCCGGAGAACAGCTCGTCCTTGAACATCGCCGGAGTGATGTCGTCATCAAACCAGCTCTCCTCGGCAATGGTGCCGTTGAGCTCAAGGACCCGTTCTGCGTCCGGCTCCGTTTCTGCCGTGTTCTTCCACACCCAGAACTTCTTGTTCTTCATCGGTGTCGTCCTCCTTTCCGTCATCGGTATTTGCAAAAGCTCCTGCATTGCCCAGCGGGAGCATATTGCCGTTGATGAGATACAGGTCACCGCCTTCCTCGGCAGGGATGCGGTCGAGGTTTTCGAGCTCGCGGATGTCATTGGCAGACATCCATCCGTTCTGCCTTGCGGTGGCGTATCCGTTCATGCGGCTCTGGTAATCGCCGCGCAGCAGGCCTTCCAAATTGAACTTCACGTCGTAGCGCTTCTTTTCAATGGGAGTCAGGAGCGTGCGCCGGATGGACTGCTCCCAGCGGACCACCCACGGGTCCAGCGTGTACTTCACAAACTCCAAGCTCTGCTGCTCAATATTGGAAAAGCTCGACTTCTCCAGATCGCCCACCATGTGCGGAGGGACCCGGAAAATTCGAGCTATCTCGTTAATCTGAAACTTTCTGGTTTCGAGGAACTGTGCCTGCTCCGGCGAGATGGAGATCGGCGTGTATTTCATGCCTTCCTCCAAAACTGCGATCTTGCCGGAATTGGCGCTGCCTCCAAACTGGCTCTGCCATGCCTCGCGGACCTTCGTCGGGTCTTTGATGGTGCCGGGATGCTCCAGCACACCGGAGGGAGCCGCGCCGTTGGCAAAGAACTTAGCACCGTATTCCTCGGTGGCGATGGCAAGCCCGATGGCGTTTTTCGCCATTGCGATAGGGCTGTAGCCCACAAGGCCGTCAAAGCCGAGGCCGGGAATATGCAGCACGTCGGAAGGCCGCAGGATCACGGTGTTGCCCTTCATCGTCGGCGCTTCCTCGGAGGAGCGGGTATAGCTGTAATAGAGCTGGCCCTTGTCGTCACGGTCCACCGTCATCTTGTTTGGCATCAGCGGATAGAGCGCGACCACTTCATCCTTGCCGTTCCGGATTACCTGCGCATAAGCGTTGCCCCACAGGAGCAGGTGTGTCATGAGCGTTTCCCGGAAGACGAAGGAGCTCATCTCCGGATTGGGCTCGTCATGGAGCAGCAGGTACAGCGGGTGGTCGATGGCTTTTTCCTTGCCGCCGTCCTCCTTGTACCGGTACAGCTGCAGCGGGAGTCCTGCGATGGCCTCCGAGAGAATCCGGACGCAGGCGTAGACCGCCGTCATCTGCATTGCGGACCGCTCCGTTACGACCTTGCCGGAAGTAGAGCCGCCAAGGTAGAAGGCATAGCTGCTTCCTGCCGTCCTGTTAGTGGGCTTGTCGCGGGAGCGAAACAGTCCTGAAAAGATACCCATATGGATCACCGTCCTTTCCGTCAAACGAAAAGAAGACCGCGAGTGTCATAGACGCTTTCCTTGGTGTCGTTGCCGCAGCGGATGGCGCGGTCCAGACCCATGATCGTAGCGATGGCACCGTCGATCTTCTCAGTCGATTTTTCTTTATCAGCTTTGATGTTGCCAGCCGGGTCCGTGCGGATATAGATGTTGTCCATCATCCAGCGCAGGACCGGGTGGCCGCCGTGCGCGATTTTCTTTTCGAGCACCAGCTTCATGAGCTCCTTCGTCGGAGGGCTCATATCCTTGAAGCCCTGACCGAAGGGAACCACGGTAAAGCCCATGCCCTCCAGATTCTGAACCATCTGGATCGCTCCCCAGCGGTCGAAAGCGATCTCCCGGATATTGAAGCGTTCACCCAGCTGCTCGATGAATTGCTCGATGTAGCCGTAGTGAACGACGTTGCCCTCCGTGGTCATCAGGAAGCCTTGCCGCTCCCAGACCTCGTAGGGCACATGGTCGCGCCGGACCCGCAGATCCAGCGTATCCTCCGGGACCCAGAAGTACGGAAGTAGGACATACTTGTCATCCTCGTCCAGCGGCGGAAACACCAGCACGAAGGCTGTGATGTCCGTTGTCGAGGAGAGGTCCAAACCGCCGTAGCAGACGCGGCCTTCCAGATCGTCCTCGCTGACCGGGAAGGCGCAGGCATCCCATTTCTCCATCGGCATCCAGCGCACGGCCTGCTTGACCCACTGGTTAAGCCTTAGCTGCCGGAAGCTGTTCTCCTCGCCGGGATTCTGCCGCGCTGAGTCGCAGGCGGCCTTCACCTTGTCGATGCCGACCGTGATGCCAAGGGACGGATTGGCTTTCTTCCAGACCTTCGGGTCCGTCCAATCCTCGGATTCATCCGCGCCATAGATCACCGGGTAGAAGGTCGGGTCGATCTTCCGGCCTTCGAGGATGTCCTTGGCTTTCTGGTGCGTTTCATAGCAGATGGAGTGGGTATCCGTGCCTGCCGTCGTGATCAGGAAGTACAGCGGCTGCATACGAGCGTCGCCGGAGCCCTTGGTCATAACATCAAAGAGCTTTCGGTTGGGCTGAGTGTGCAGTTCATCGAACACGACACCGTGGATGTTGAAGCCGTGCTTAGAGTAGGCCTCCGCCGACAGCACCTGATAGAAGCTGTTCGTCGGCGTATAAATGATCCGCTTCTGGGAAGCCAGTATCTTCACGCGCTTTGAGAGCGCCGGACACATCCGGACCATGTCCGCAGCGACCTCGAACACGATGGAGGCCTGCTGGCGGTCAGCCGCGCAGCCGTAGACCTCGGCGCGTTCCTCACCGTCACCGCAGCAAAGCAGCAAGGCCACCGCAGCGGCCAGCTCGCTCTTGCCCATCTTCTTCGGGATCTCCACGTAGGCTGTGTTGAACTGCCGGTAGCCGTTGGGCTTCAGGATTCCGAAGAGGTCCCGGATGATCTGCTCCTGCCAGTCAATGAGCTCGAAGGGCTTTCCAGCCCATGTGCCCTTGGTATGGCAGAGGTTTTCGATGAAGGCGACCGCGAAGTCCGCAGCATCCTGATCGTAGTAGGAGTCCTTGGCCTTAAACGCTGTCGGCTTGTATTTCTTCAGTTTCCTCATCATCCGTTTCATCACCTTCTTCCTCATAGGGGATCAGCCATGACGGGTCCGATACGAAAGCGTCATAGGGCAGGTCCTTCCTGTCAATCTTGAATTTCATCTCGGCCTCCGAGGCATAAAAAACAGCCGCTACCATCAATGGCGCGACTTCTGTCATATACGACCAAAAGAGCCCGGAGGCCCTAATGGTTTTCGAGGGATCAGACGTTCGGTTCAGCCTTTACCAACATTCGCCTTGACCTTATTGGCCCGTTCCAATGCTTGCCG